TGGAGGTAGCGAGACACGACAGGCTTGAGTTGGTCCATTCTACTTGGGATGTTGTCTTGTTTAAAAGTATTCGTTTTCAAATAAGAATGTCGTGGTTGGATGAAGAAGCAGTTGCGAATCTACGACGCGTGTACAACAAGGAACATCCGAAAGAACCCAAAATCCCCGAAGGTTCAACCGAGCAGATGTGGAATGCATTGACGCGTCGCCTCCAGGACAAGTGCAAGACAGGTCGCGCTGAGTGTATTGTTGCGTCGCTAATGAACCGCCCGCGCGCACCCAAGGAATGGGCGTTGAATCGCTACGAGTGGTTGTCATCCGATGACATTGATGCCATCGAGAAGAACTACATGGAAGTGTTCCCGGATTACTTTTACGTTGGCACAGTTCCGATTGACTTTGACCTCCAGAATGAAACCAAGCAATGCCTTGTGAGTGCGCTCTGCAACATGAAGATTGGTGAACTCTACAAGAAGGGAAAGCAGAGATTTGGTATTGTCATCAACACCGACCCTCACGATGGACCGGGTCAACATTGGGTCTGCGTGTTTGCCGACGTGCGACCGGAATTGGAGTATCCGCGCATGACCTATTTCGATTCGTATGCGCTCACCCCAGAGTCCGAGGTCAAGAAACTGATGACACGTTGGAAGAGTCAGTGGGACGAACTGGGTATTCACAGCAAACCTATGAAGTTGACCTACAACAAGACACGCCATCAATACAAGGATTCCGAGTGTGGTATGTATTGTCTGTATTTCCACTATGCCTGCTTAACGGAGATACCTATGGACGAGAAGATTCCCGATGATGTCATTAACGCATTTCGTAATCTGTTGTTCCGCATGCCGAAAATAGAATCGTCTACCAAAGAGTAATGGAGTGGGTCATTGCCCTTGTGTTAACGGTTTTCTTGGGGTATCTCCTCTATGAAGAACTCTTCCCGAATGGGAAACCAGCAATGTTGCAAAGCAAACGACTGTGCGATTATTACGTAGCAGGGTCTGTCTTTGAAGACATTCCGGATGCGCTTCGCCGTGGTGTCCGTCTGTTGGAAGTTCATATCTACTCAGATGAGCAGGACCATCCGGTTGTCGCAAAGAAGCAACTGAACGATGGTTATGATTTCGCAGAAGACAACGTCCCCTTCGAGCGCGTCTGCGTCGACATTGTGAATGACGCCTTCCCATCGAAGGACCCGTTCATTCTCTCGATGGTCTTCCACACCGACAAGACGATTGTGTTTGACCGTGTGACTGAACACCTACAGACCACCGTGCGTCGTCACCTCTGTCCTTGGAAGAACGTCCACTCTGCGCCGCTGGATGTTCTTGCCAACAAGTTGATTTTGGTCTCGGGTGGAAATGTCGCTGGAACCTCTCTCGAACCCCTACTGAACATGTCGTGGAACGATATGAGCCTCCGTCGCTTGACTCACTTGCAGGCAGCCTCGCCTCGCGACCCCGAGGAACTGAAGAACTTCAATCGCGACTTTATCTCGTTGGTCGCCCCCGACGTCGGTCTGAAGGTGGTCAACCAGAATCCTCTCCAACCAACCGCGTATGGTTGCCAGTGGAATCTCTACGCCAAGGGTAGGACGGGGTTCATTGAAAAACCCGCATCGCTCCAATAAGTTTCTCTGCGTTAGAACAAACAAATGGAGTCTCAAGATGGTGGTAAGCGTAATAAGTGGTTGTCCCACGTGAAGAAGACCATGAAGGCACACAAGGGCAAGTCCTTCAAGGCAGTCCTGAAGATGGCAAAGCAGACCTACAAGGGTGGTGCTCTGTCCCCGATGCCCGTGTCGAGCGAGACTGGTCCTATCAAGGGCGGTCGTCGTGCCGGCAAGACTCGCCGCTCCACGCGCAAGGGCAGCCGCAAGCACTAAATATTGAGAACTAACAAATGAAACGTAGGGGTGGTGCTGACAACAATCCTCCGGTAGACCAGCGGATTATTGAAACAGCAGCAAATGTCGACGCTCCTATGGGCGATTATCAAATCACACAACGCATTCAGGATGTTCTTCGCGAGATGAATGTACAAGTCAATCAGGTAGAAAAGAATAGATTGTTTGAGTTGTTCATCGAACACATGCCACTAGGTATGTACGCACTTCTTCAGCGTCAAGGTGGTCGTAACAAGACCCGCCGTGGCCGCAAGAGTCAACGCAAGACTAGAGCAAAGAGACGCGTGTAATCCGCTGTGTCTTTCGGTGATCGCGGTCTTTTGTGCGTCCTCCTCCCGCTAACATACGGCACGTTTTTCCACGGTACGTCTTCTTGGAGCAACCGCTCTTGTAATACGCTACATGCTGAACATACCCCTTGTATGACCGAATTGCAACACCTGCTTCTTTGGACAACTCCTTCAAAAGTCCATACATCCACTTGAGATAGACTTTTTGATTTCCAAGGTCAACTTCATGGTCTCGGAGATACCGTTGAAACACCTTGCGGAGGGTCTTGAACGGATAGACCTTCGCAAGAGCGTGAAGGAAGGTTCGTTGTGTCGCCATTTGTTCGGGTTCAGGTTCTTCGGGGTAGTTCATCGCAATCGCCATCAGAAAATCACGACCCGGTACTTGGGTGGGTTTCATCGCCATATACCGCCGACGAATGTCCTCAAAGGAAGGGTCAGGACCCGGATGAACGACGTTCGGGTCTTCCACTGCTTGTTTCCGCAGTTTGGCGTTGACCATGTTGTGGATGTCGTACATCCACTTGCCAGGATCACCGCGTAGCGGATGTTCCTGGACAAAGTCGGTTGTCGACGCACGGCAATACTTACAGGGTAGCACGTCTTTCATTTGGTTGAGAACATCATCGGGATGCTCACTCCGAAACGCAACCAAGTGAAAAAGTTGCCACCCACTGGGTCCCCAGAAGCGTGTATCCATTGTTAGTATCCAAACATCATTTCATCGATACCCTGTTCGACCCATCGTTCCATGTTCTTGGGGTGGAACACGCGCGACACGAGTTCCTCCTTGAATACATGGCACGCACGCATACATGCATGTTTTTGTGCCTCGCGGACGATATCGTCTTTGAGAAACTCATTCTTTTTCATCGCATAGAAGAAGTCAAAGTATTGGTCGCGCATCATACGCCACTTGTAGTTTTCTACCCCTGCCCGCGCAAGCACCGTCGGAACAACTGCGTCGGGGTGTCGTGGATGGATACTGTAGGAACATGGGCGAAAGTCCTCTGTTTCTGCATCATATACAATTGTAATCTGACTGTAACCGGGTCCGTAGAACAATCTTGGTTCCATGAAGTCAACCGCAACGGGCGGTAGGTTTGTTGCGTAATGCGTACGCAGAGTCTTCAGGATGTTTGCTTGGAGTTCCTTACACCATTTGAGCGTTAGGAAATCCACGAGTTTGTTGCGTTTCTCCATCTTGTCATACACCATCCCAACTTCTTGGATAAAAGTGATTTCGTTTTGAAAAATATGTTTGCCATTCAACAAACAAATGTTGGACACCAAGGATATCATCATCATCACGGCTGCTATCTATTTGGGGAGCGTTGTCTCCAAGTTTTTCACTGCCCTGTCGGAGGGTTTGGTCGCGCCCATCGTTGCCCCCGCTCTGGCGGCCGGTAAGGGTATCACGGAGGCACAGGTCACTGTGGGTGGTGTCACCCTGAAGATTGGTCAGGTCGTTGCGTCGCTCATCGACCTCATCATCTCGTTCATTGTCGTCGTGTTCACGATCGGCATGCTCCGCACCTACTTCCTTTCCAAGATTGGTGCCCGCCGCGTGGAGGCTTAAAAAATCGTATCCTAAATACAAATGACGTGGTACCAACCTTGGACATGGGGTCAAAAAGAGGAGACTGCTCCTCAACAAAGCATTGGTATTGCTGAACCCGCCCAACCGGTAATGGGTGGTCGCAAGCACAAAAAGACGCGCCGGTCTCGCAAGGGGTCTAAGCGTTCCCGAACTGGAAAGCGGTCCAGCCGCTCCTAGGATACTTACCATATCTCTCCTCTAATCTCTTCTTCAAATCGGTAACATTTCCGCGATGACCAATCTCATTACTACGCTTCCACTCCTGGAAGGTCGTATTGATACTGTTCCACGACACGGGTTCGGGGTGCTGCTGTTCGGGGTCGCCTGCGGTTTCTACAGGTCGCACATACTCGTTCAAGAATCGCGCAATCACATCCGACTCGTCCTTGTACTCATTCGTGTACTTCATGACCTCCTCTGGCGGCGTCAACTTGCGGTGACCATTGCCCTCCTTGTAGAGGTGGATGAGGTAGTTCATGAAGCAAGACGCCCACTCTTCACTCACAACCTTCTTGACAATTGTCTCGTCAATCGGGAGTTCATTTCTCTCGCGGGGTTCCGCCACAAACTTCATCGGAAAGTCGATGACCACCAAACGACGCCACGTGCCGCCATCCGTCGAGTTGACCTTCGGTTTCTCGTTACACGCCAAGTGGAAGCGTGCTTGAATATCAAAGTCAATCATCGCCTTGGAACCTGCATACAAGTCTCGTGCGGTAATCTTCTCGCACGATGCCAACTCCTTCATCAGACCGGTATTCAGGGGAACCTGCTCATCGGGTTCCTGCATCGTGACAAACCGACGACCCTTCATACGAACCAGTTCAGGTGCTGCTGCCGCCGACTTGTTGCGCTGCTGGGTCAACAACGAGATAGGTGCCTTGCAGCAGTAATCACCCATCGCCGTCGACATCAAGTTCGTCAACATCGACTTTCCGTTGGAACCCGACCCCGTCAGAATGTGGAACTTCTGTGCTTCGTTACCACCCGACAGACAGGTGGAGAGATGCTTCAAGAAGTAGTCGCGCACCTTGCGATTGGGTAGAATGCTGTTGAGGAATGCTTCGATCTCTGGCCAGCACGGGTGTTCATAGTGCTTCATGTCAGGATTGTAATCGATATTGGTCGAGAAACTGATGTAGTCTTCGGGTTTTCCATCGCGGAACCAAGGGCGGATGTAGTTTCCATTTGCGTCCTTCTCATCGCTTCCCATCGTATCAAACACCCCATTGTTGAAGGCAATGAGGTTCTTGTTCTCATCGAGTTTCACTCCAATCGTCTCATCCAAGAAGAATTCCCGACACTCCTCCATCACATTGCGCTTGAAACTGGTCTTTTTCAACTTGAGACGCACATTCGAGAACGCCTTCTTGCGCTGCTCTGCCTTGCAACACTCGCAGTCTGCCTTCGGTTCCTTGTGATCGCACTGACCAATGAGTGCGATATTGGTTGCTTCCGACACTTCCTTCAGCAGATAGATATCCGCAATGTCCTTGGACAGACGACACTGCAATGCGATACCCTTGTCGGTCGATTTCCAGATGTGACCCGAATAACGATACCACTCGTTCGCACCAAACTTCGCGCACTTGAACTCGTCGCGATACTTGGCGTAGACAACCTGTGCGACATCGTTCTCTGTCTGCGTTTCGGCAGATTTCTGAATGAGGGCATCCACATTGGCATCCTCTACCTTCTTGAACCCTTCAAAGTTGTCCGTCGCAGACCAGTGGCGGAGACTTCCCAGTCCGAGTTTCGCCCCATCCACGCGGAAGGTAAACGAATTCCACTTGGAAATCGCTTCACGAGGATTGTAGGAATCGCCAATCTGCTGACTGAAATCCAACCACACATCTTCAAGATCGGGGTGGATGTTCTTCAGACACTGACCCACTGAAATCCAGTCGCTGTAGTTCGTGTAGCGAAACGACGAGAGGTTCTTCACATGACCCTCGTAATACTTGCGGAGTTCCTCTGTGAGAGCTTGTACGTAGATACGACCTGGAGACGACGCGCGCGAACCGGGTTGGTCACGTGCCATCTGGCGACCACGCGACGTCGAGCGATTCGCAGTGACAATCTCTCGTTCTGCGACTGCTCCTGTTTGAACATTCTCCTTGCCGTATTCGGTCATCTCGACTTCTTCATCTGGATGAGAACGAACAGAGAGTTTCTTCGCAATCTCTACGCTTGTTGCCGGGATATCTGTATCTACACTGATGTCACCCGTTTCCGCATCCCAGTCCAGAATATACCGGATTTGATAGGGCAACGACCCCTCTGCAGGTTTCTTTGATCCAAGCAGCGGCCAGTTGTTTGTGTGTGTCAACGGTTGCTTGTCGTAGACATCGTCCCATGTTTTCAGAAATCCCAAGTTCGGGAAGAACTCATCCATACGACGCAGAAGACTTCTACGAATCGCCTGTTCGACCGAGGAACGTGTCTTCAGACACGGAATCTGGATATGGATTCCTGAACTGGAGATGTTCTTGCTGCGGTCGTAGGTTGGATAGTCTTTCTCGAGAATGAAGATTTCCACAGACTCGGGAACTTGAATGTATTTCTTGGTTTCTGCCATAAACGCAGAGACAAACTTCATCACCTGTTCTTGTGTGTGTTTGTGCTCATCGACCTGTCCTGCGTACTTGAAATCCATATCGACACGCATCTGTCCGATTGCAGTGGACTTCTCTGTGAGGAAACGCGGGATGCCGTTGCGCAGGTCGTTGCAGTAGAGTTTGTAGAACTCCTCCAGGTCATCTTCGCTGATAAACCACTTCTGGCGGTTCTCGAAGGACCAGTGAGTGAAGGGTTTTCCAGACTCCGTAACCTTACGACCATTGATCTCCTTTTCGGTCTTACCTTGTGCATTGCCATCCAAGAAGTAGTCCAGTTTCGTCGGCATCCTGGCTGTGTAATACCCCTCGGACAACTTTCTGGGTCGCCATTCGTTTTGAACGCACAATCTTGGATTTGAAAACGAAATAAACGAATGCTACCAGAATATAAGCATCATGAAGTTCTGTAAGCAGTGCAACAACATGCTCTATACTATTGAGGAGCGTGAGGGTAAGGCATATACCAAGTGTCGGTCGTGTCCTTACGAAGAAGAGGTCACAAAGGAGAATCCGGTGATATACGAACACAATCTACAGCAGGATACGTCCGTCCAGTATTCCATCAATCCGTATTTGAAGTATGACCCCACTCTCCCTCGTTTTACCAACATCGTGTGTCCAAATACGACATGCCCGACGCGAGGCGGTCCGTCCAACATTGTCGGGATCAAGTTGGATCCCGTAAATGTGGCGTGGTTGTATCAGTGTGCGGAATGCGGTGCTACATGGAAGCAACTTGCTAGAGGATAGTGGGCGGGATAGTTGTTTGTGTATTCCGTAGCGCAGACGAGGTTGCCTGCGTGGAGTTACCATTTGCCCAACCTGCATTGGTAGGGATGCGATGATAGGTTCCAACAACATTTTTGGCTGGAAGACCGCCTGACTGTTGGAACTTGGACGACGTGGTGGAGGTGACACTACCGCTCGTGCCGGATGCCCAGGAGACCGTGGACAAATCCTTCGGGTTGTTCGTGCGCTGGGGTTGGACAGGACGCACGTAGTTCAATCCCGTGATGGACGCAATCGGACGGGTGACGGTAAACGCTGCCTGACTTGTCTTCAGGTAGGCGTTGATGATGTTCACATTGGGTGCTGCTTGATCCACCGTCTGGATCTTACGAGGAACAGCGCCATTCGCATAGGCGAGTTGTGCTGCCTGGTATTTCACAAAGTTTGTGTAGTCAGACGCAGAGATGTTTGGCATTACTTTACTTCAGGAAAAACCTTCCGTTGAACTGCGGCGACTTCCAAATCGGAGCACGAAGCAAGGAGTTTCCGGGACTGATATCTTGACCCACATCGGAGGTGCGGATCATGGGAGGAATCACGTTCTTCAGCGGTGCAACGAATACCGCGGACTTCTTGACGGGATCCGTGTTCACGGTCGCATTGACCCGGTGAAAGCGAGTTACAGAGGAGGCATCGGGGACACTCGGCATTTGTTAAAACGAATGAAAGAGTTTCAAGACAATCAGTAAGTATGGAGCACCCAGAAGTCAAACCTGTCTTTCGCAAGGAGATTGTTGAGACCGTTGCACAACCTCGGATTACCCAACCCTATTACTCCAAATATGAGTTTACGACACTCATGGCAACACGCGCACAACAACTTGCCGAAGGCGCAAAACCACTTGTCAGTCTCGAAGGACTCAAGTCGAGTGACCCCCTGTTTGTATGGAGTGTCGCGCGACGTGAGATTGAACAGCGGAAACTTCCGTTCCTTGTTCGTCGTCAGTTGCCGGATGGAACAGCAGAGTTTTGGAGCACGCAAGAACTAGAGGTTACCTGGTAGACTTGCGACCCTTTTTCTTTCGGTAGGTTCTGCGTCTGCGTCCACCCGCTGGAACAAGGCGTGCGGGTTCCACGAGCATTTCTTCAAACTGACCCGGTCCACAGTGATTGGCACCCACCGCATCAATGGGTCCTCCATCGACGTTTGTCTCGTTGTTTACGGTCAGCACAGAGCGACTTGCGATGGGTCCGCGCATTTTCTTTTCAGGAACAATGGAGTTCACCACCCAGATTCGGTGGTCGCTCCCCATCACAGACATCATCGTATCCAATGGAATGAGATAGGTTCCTGGAGCATCCAGTTTGTAGTAGGGATTTAGAATGTCTACATCCTCCACGTGTTGTAAAAGTCCTCCTTCGCGATTGCACTGGTAGCGAATAGCCGATCTGTCTTCGTATGCATTGATAAGACTTTGACGAGGAAGTCCGGTAGCAGATGTGTTGTTGACGATGAAGACCACATTGTCTTCGTCCTCTGCTAGATACTCTGCGATGGGTTTGGATTCGGCCATCAAGGAATCGAAGACATCTCCTTGGTACGTAGAGTCCTGTATGTTCGCTGGGTTCACCGGAATCGGATGCAAAGGAGCGAGTTCAACACCGAGTGGAAGATCGTCATCGAGTTCGATCTGAAAGTCTGAACCTCGCTCCGATGCCTCGTCTATATCCGAAACGGGGTTCAAGTTTTCAAGAAGTTGCTGTCTCTGCTCCTCGGTTAATGGCATACTAAACTCCACAACGACGAGGTCGCTATCGATATCGACGACGTATATGGTCAATTCCTTCGGATCTTCTACAACGTGGATTTCGGTGGTTCGGTTCATGGTAGTATAAATAAATCCACCCCGCCTGTTTTCTCTCACAAGGAAAGAATCAGACTCTGCAGATTTGCCGATTGGAACACGAACATAGGTGTTCTCCGACAAGATGACTTTCATAATAATGAGGTCATTTACGATCCTCTCAAACTCTATGCTCATTGTATCTACTTCAGAAGAATTGCGACCAAGATAGCGGTAAGCATCAGAAAAATGCCGTCATTCCAACTATGTTCCTTCGATACGCCAAAGAGGGAGATACCGAACATATCACGAAGACCACCAAACCCTGTCATGAGAAAAGACATGGTGACCAAGACAATCAACAACCACTTTTTCATTGGAGACATTTTGTTTATTCGCCGGTTAATCTTGCGAGTTCACCCTGAGAAGGAGGATACAGCAGGAGGACAGGTGCATCCGACGGAGGGTTGAGCATACGAGGCGCTTCGTGTGTGACAAGTCCCATTGCCATCGCAATGTCCACGCTCTGACCCGGGGTAAACCGTGCGTGATCCTTTTGGATGTCCTTTGCGATACTTGCCATCTTTACACCCTGTGGGACGAGCGAATAGAGAACACCGATCAATACGGCAACTCCGAGAAGAATGAGTGCTGCGTTGCGTGTTGCTTTCTTCATTGTTATTCGGTAGACAAGAAAAACGAATCTACATGCGGTAAACAAGAGAGAGGCATGGAGTTCCCGATTCGTTGCTTTACCTGTGGATTACCGATTTCTGGAAAGTGGAAGACCTATCTAGACATGGTCAAGGCGTTCCGTCGTCAAGATGGTCGGGCGGAAAAGGATGAACTGGTCTATCTGACCTCAACCACTCAAAAAACGGCGGAGGGGCGCGCTATGGATGAGTTGGGGTTGACACGGGAGTGTTGTCGCCGCCACTTTCTGACCCATCCAGGTCTCTAGACGAGAACGTAGCAGTTCAATTTTACATGTTCGGCACATCAAATCGCCATGCGTTGTGTATTCTGTGCAATCAAGTGTCCAACACACATCAACCTTCGGAATGCGAATCCGCAATTCCGTCATCGGTTTTTCTTTTTAGTTGAGAATGAAATAACAATGGTACTCAATCTCGTATGGGCAGCGTTGATAGTCAGTGTGTTGGCTACGATCCCTCAGTTGAGACAGATTTTCAAAACAAAGGAAGCACGCGATTTCAATCTTACATCTATCTATTTGGCGCTTCTAGCAAACACTCTCGTAGGACTCGATGCGCTGCGAAGAGGTCATAATGCGATGATTGTCTTGTCTGTGTGGTTAATCGTCTATTGGATGACCATACTCTATTACAAGGTGGAGTTTAACGACTAAAAAAAGAACATCCATAAAGTAAAGTATGAGTTCGTACAGTGAATACCTCAGTCGCAAGATGCAGCGAACCCAACAGTTTTTGGACACACGTCCTCATCGCGATGCCGGACACCAAACCGAAATTGTCAAGCGACTTGCTGCTGCTGCAGTTCAAGAGTCGAAGACACCGAAGACAGCAGGTGTTCTGGTCCTGAACGGTCCTTCTACGCAGGTGACGTCGTATTATGCGAAGGCACATACGGTTCAGGACCAGTCGACGTATAACGATTACACAGCGGGACAGGCAGTTGCACAGTCGGACAAGTCCGATACAAAGGCATCTCAAATTTCGCTGACCTGCTACTCTTCAAGTGCTATGCCCGACTTTAACGACAAACTCGATCTGTATCCTCAAGAGGCACTGAAGCAGGCAGCGAAGAACAACCTCAACAACTGCTGCCGTTTGTGCGGTGAACCTGCCCAGTATACAACTGCGTGCCCTTGCTCTTTGACTACCGCACAGCAGGTCGCTCTGAAGGATGCCAAGCGTCGCTTTACCACACCTTCCTAAAACGGATTTGATTTGGTGAAATAGAGTGGATTGTGTAGCAAAATGCAAGACGTTCTACACCGTTTGTTCTTACAATCGCCTCTCAATCTGTTCGACGCCTTTCTGGCGGAAGCACAGCGTTGGTATGACGAACCGGCACACACCTTCACGGAGATGCGCACCCGCGACAACAAGAAAATACGCGGTGACATCTTCGAGGACTTCTGTGTGCTCTATCTGAAACACGTGCGTGGTTATCCGAATGTTTGGAGACTCGCCGACGTTCCTTCCGAGGTCTTGGATGCGCTGAGTCTCAAGCGCCAAGACTTTGGGATTGATATCCTCTGTGAACGAAATGGGAAGTATACTGCTGTTCAGTGCAAATACAAGAAGCACACCGGTTACAAAAGCAAGACCATCGTCACCTGGAAACAACTCTCGACCTTCTATGCGTTGTGTATGCGAACCGGTCCGTGGGAGAAGTACATTGTGATGACCAACTGCGACTACGTGCGCCACATGGGCAAGAAAACGCCCAAAGACCTGAGTATCTGTTTGCGAACCTTTCAGAAGATTACCAAAGACCAATGGTTTCGTATGTGTGAGCGAGAGGATGTGCCTGCGGTCGGTGGAGCAGGAACAAAGATGACAGCAGAGGAGTTACGAGCACTGCGTCTCGCCCGATTTGCCCAACCTATTGACAAAGGTGATGCGGTATGAGGTGATCACGGTTGTCGGGCATGGAGAGAAACCTCCGAATGATTTTTTACATAAGGTGACTGAAGCAATTCAACGCGGTGCCATTCTGGTCGGAGGCGTTTCCTTGGCATTTCGCGGCGCAACAATTTATTGGTCGCAAGCAGTTGTGTATATAGATGCTCACAGTCTATACATACCGAAGATCGAAACCCGCTGATTGTTTCGATATGTCATGTGTTCCTCTGGATGAACTCACGGATAGACTTCTCGATGTCGTTCATCACCAGAAACATGCTCGTATTTGGTTTGGGTATCTCGACGGATGGATGCTCAATCCACGCGAGGAAGTCCTACTTCGCAAGGTCATTCGTGCTTTTTCGTGTAGTTTGATTACGGCATTTCCCCTGTCGTTGAGTCAGGCTTGGAAAAACGAAATCGATACCATTTACACAACCGAACCTCATGGAGACTCCAACACTGACAACAATGGTGGTTCTGTACAACATGGGAGTTCGGTTGGATACGGACATACTGGTGCACAAACTTCCACTCACTGAACATATCATCAAGATTGAAAAGCAAGGCGTTCTCAAGCGAGGTGAATCCAAGAAAGACAAGATTCGCCACAGGACGAAGGTTGTTGCTAGCAAGCGAACAACTGGATTTGGACACAACAGCATTACGCTCGTCCTCATGAGCACTGGAGATGGTTCACTCAAAGACAAGGAGATTACGGTCAAAATCTTTCAAAACGGCGTGTTTCATATCACGGGCGTTTTGGACGAAAAGTATGACCGTGACGTTACAACACGACTTCAGAAGCACATCACCGAAACAACACCTGAAGCAGTTCTATCTGGAGAATGGACACATGCAAATCGTCGCGTTGTTCTGATGAACTACAAGACGCGGATTCTTGGAGTGGACAACCTGCTGTGCGAAAAGTTGTCTGCAGATATCCGGAAGCGAGGTCTCAAAACCAAATACGAACCCGCAGTGTATCCTGCGGTCAAGATTTACTTCCCCGATACGAAGTGGATTGCAAAGGTGTTTCGAACAGGTCAGGTTATACTGACGGGGATGAAGGCAGAAGACGAATGCCTTGCAATGACGAAGCAACTAGAGCAGGCACTTGGGAAAGAATCTTGTGATGGACGCGACTAATCCATTCCAGTGTCATCATGAGAACTGCAATCGTGCTTCCAAGCGTGAGGAGACCACTTTTTGAGTCGTCTGTTGCCTCAATGTGGAAGAGTTCCAGGTAGGGGTCAATAAAGGATTCCTTGTCTCCCAAGAGTTTCTGTTCGACTTTGGATATTACACATCCATTCGTGAGAACATGCTGAACCCAGACCATGACACAGAAAAAGTAAAGAAGCGTTTGTAACCAGAACGCAGGGTAAATCGTATGCGACACCACAATCAGCGTTATCAATGCATAGGTTCCAAAGTGATGTAGAGCGCGCACGATTTTGCCCTTGCGCGTGTCGTCCGTTTCCCAAAACATCAACGTATGGACTGCCCATTCGGTCCATTCCACTGCGTATGTTTCCATTGTGTGTTTGCGTGGAAAGTTCGTAGAGTTTAAAACGGAGACTCTTACAAGAGATATGCAAGCACGTGAGCTTACTCCAGAAGAGGTGGAAGCAGGAAAGCGCGGAATCAACGAAGAGAAGTTGTCTGCCACACAGGTTCAGGCACTTGTCCGCAAGATGGACCACAGTAAGGACAAGTGGAGAAGACTTCGAAACAAACCCAAGGAATACGAAGCAAAGTTGCGCGATGAGAATGAGACACTGTATTTTAACTTTCCATCGTTGTTTCAGTTGCATCTCGAAGACAAGTTGGATTCCACTTTTTTTGAGATGTTGGCACTCAAGCGAAAAATCGAGCGCGGTGAAATCACTGCTGAACAAGCATCCACTCTTGTAGGTCAAGCGCTTTATAGCAAGTATGTCCCGCATGTCATATCGAACACGGCTCCTCCGAGACCATCTCTATCGTACGAAGAGTTCTATCGTCAGCAAGGGTCAAACGCACAGTAACTTGGTTCCACACACGACGAACGGGTGGCATCCCATAGTTCGCAGGATGAATGAAGAACGGAACACCGTGTCTGACCCATTTGTCTAGGAACTCCTTCGGAAACGGTGTGGGTTCTCGTGTTCTCTTGTGCTCGCATCCGATAATCAAGTAATCCATGTGCTTCTTGGGTGAAACAGAGTAATACACATCGGTATCGTTCGATACAAACTTTTGTTCTGTCTCATCCCACATTCCTTTCGGATTCAGAAGATTCTCGAGTTCATCAATCACGGAGATGACCTCATACGGATACAAATCCGTGTCTACGCTCATAGGAACCCCTCGTTCGTAGATATAACACCGAAGCTCCATGCTCTTTGAATAGAAAAAGACTGCCGATTTCGTTTTATGCATTCAACTCTGTCCGCAATGTCTCTAACATCTTACCCAAGACGTTCTTGCCCGGCCACTTCGCGGGGTCCTTTGCCTTGGATGTGTCTGCTGAAGTTCCAATCGCCCAATACTTGTCACGTGGGTCTGCTTCGGCGATAGGTCGTGTTCCGGTTTCCAGGAGTTTCGCACGCAGTTCGGGGTGCTGTACAAAC